TAATACCTTAGCCTACCCTAGCTTACGATCGTGCGTTGTAGAGCGATTGTGTAGGTCTTTCTTTATAATCAATGACTTACAATATCAATATTAACAAACAGCATAATAAAGATACACACTATACACAATAACGTTATCCATGCTTCCTTTGTTGTCATTATAATGTTCCTTCAAATTTATAACTACCTATATGACCTAACCTTGCCCATGGTGCAGCCCATACTTTGATCCCATTTAATCTTGCTAGTCTACAGAAGTGATAGTCCTCTGATAATAATCTATTAGAGTCTGGCTCAATCGATGTAGCAAAATATTCTGTTACAACTTCTTGTTGGCCTGGCAGCATATCATTAGTATAGGTAGGGCAATGTGGCTTAAGTAAATCAAATACACTACGCTTGATAAGCATGAATCCTGTACCACCATTAAATATTTCTATAGGTTCTGTCATTGAATGCAATGGCGTATCAATATAGTTCAACTTATTAATCACAAGATCACCCGTAGCATACTTTAAATCTTCACCTTGAATACCACGAGCTACTGCATCGCCAATCTTTTCCCATGCAATACGCTTCTTAGGATAGACACCACAGATAATATCTTTGTCAGCATCAATCATAGACAAGATATCTTCTGCACGATAACTAATGTCAGCATCAATAAACATCAAGTGTGTGCATTCAGTTTCATAAAACATTTTAACTAGGCCATTCCTAGCTCTAGTAATCAGTGATTCGTTATAAAGAAACTGCCAGTTATAACCAATGCCTTTATCTAAGAACAACTTAGTTGCATTGATGTGGCCAATCGCATTCTCGCCTGTGCATACACCACCATACATAGGAATGCCTATAAATATATTACTCATCGTATCGTTCACCCATTCCATGATCGTGTTTAAATTCTTTAATGTCCATCTCATCTTCAATTAAATCATCATAATTTTTTTGAAGTATTTTGACTGGCTTCTTAAGTGTTGTTGGTTTTAACTCTACATCATCATCCATAATATTCTCCTAGTAAAATATATGATTGTTAATAATAGTTTTTGGCTTCATTCCCCATTGATTATCTAACTTGATACTATGAAAGTAACTAGCTCCCTTGCTACTGTCTTTAATCTCTTGCTTGATAATTTTACGGGATAATTCTATGAAAGGTTTGAGTGTATCATAAGGTGGAACAGCTTTGGTCTTTTGAGTCCATTCAAATTGATTTTTTTTGAAGGTCTCCGAGCATATATTCTTCTGGTCAAAGTCTGCTCTCCGATACAATACGTATCCCACTGCCACTTGGCCAGAGATAGGTTCACCTCTGGCTTCATGGAACATGGTCAAACTCATACACATGACTGCTGCAACATCTAACATAAAGTCTCCTTTGCTTAGGTAGCTTTCATGGTTATCCGTATATACTTTCTATATACTTGGTGCATAATGATCTCACGAAAGGAGAACTACTATGTGGACAACACCAGCAGCTACTGAAATGCGCTTCGGCTTCGAAGTTACAATGTATGTAATGAATAAGTAAGCCAAGCATACACAGATAAGGCAATGCCTACGGAGATCTTTGTTGCTCTCCATACGCGTTGCCTTTTCTCTTTGGGTGACTCTAAAGTCACCTCGTATTCATAGCCATTGAGTTCTTTAAATGAGCGTGGGAAACGCCATTCAAAAGCATTGAAGTTAGTTTTGTATTGTTTCATTTGATTTTCCTTTCACTGTGTTGATGCGTGTGGCTTGCTTGCCTATGTATTGCATCTTAACTGTTATGGGTAGGCGGTTTAGTGTGGGCTGGTTAGCGTCTACTAATGCCTTTAGTTTCGATATCTTATCCTCTGGATTAAGGCTAGAATTGACTAGCTGTTCAGAAATTTCATCAAACTTTGCTTGCCATGTCAATACATCTGATAGCTCTTGTGGATCTTTTCCTGGAATATAGAAGGTAAAACCACTAATTTGTGGCTTTTTTACAACACTGCCAGCTCTTTCTGTAGCTAAATTACCATCATCATCCTCTGGGGCTATGCCACATGCTGCCATTAAACTACCTCTGCGACAATAAGTAAGTGATGCCATTACCCCATGAGGATCTATCTTTGATGCTGGAATATGTAAGATGCCACCAGATAAAGTCTCACCTGATTCATGGATGAATACAGTTTCTACTTTTACACCATCATCACAATCATGCGTCTTTTGTATAAGACCAATGCCATTGTTATGTAATGCATCAATCACAGCTTCAATACAGCCTTCTAAGTTTACATACTTACTTCTAAAGTGTGGATTGGTAGCTGTCTTAATTGCTGGAGCAAACTCCTTTTGTGCTTTAATAAATGCTGCTGATATAGTTTTCATACTTTTCTCCTTTTGTTGTAATTCATTCATAACTTCTGTTTCAAATCTATCTTGGTCGTTCATATACGATCCCTAATAGATAATTTAGATTGCCTAATCACATAGGCTTCCTTAGCTGGTACCATCTTGGCTGGCTGTGCTTTGTATTGACGCATAGGCCATGAGATTTTATAACGCCCAGCATTACATACTTCCGCATCACGCATTTGCTCCATGATGTTGATTTGTAAACGATCAATTTGTGCTTCTAACTCCATGATTTTCTCACGAAGTTCTATGATCTTCTCAGCTTGGATCTCAATTTCTGGCATATCAATCGTACTCTTTTCAGCACGATCAAACACACGACTAGCTTCATTACTGTTAGCTAAAGGATACCAATCAATTTCTTCATTGGATTTATACTTATCTAACTTAGCTTGAAACTCCTCGACAGCTTGATGAATCATATTGACTTGATCTTCATCACGCTCATACAAAAATATACGAAGTGTTGTGCCACGATACAATACACATAGCGCACCCCACTTAGCTTTCATAATATCCATCTGTCCTTGAAGTTGTATTACACCACGATAAACAGCTGGGGTATCCTCGACATCTTGTGCGGTGAGTTTGGCTTCTAATATACCTAATCCATCTAACTTGATAGGCTTAGAACCATCATTCATCACGTAAATGCCATTTCCAATATCGGTGAATATTTCATTCCCGACACCCTGAGCAGTACCATCAAGCGAGCAAGCAAGCGGTATGCTCTCATGGAAGTATGCCTCTGTGTGATCTAGGTTATCAATCTCACAGCCTAATCGTTTGACAGCTTCGGCAAGGATTAACTTCTCTGTAAGATTGCCCCATATCATTGGTTCATTCTCGATAAACTCTGGTTCAATGCCTTGATAATGTTCAATGCTTTGTTTGAGTTCATCGTTTGGCGTTCTAAATTTACTAAATCCCAGCAATGCTGGAAGCCTTGAGCATGACATCATGTCATTCGGCGTCAGTTTCCCCACCATATTTTCTCTCTCTTTCTTTGATTGTGTTGAAATACCATTGAACGTTAGAGCCTGTCCATTGGCGGTTAAGATAAGTCTTGATACCTAACTCATTGAGCTTCTTAGCAATGCCAACGCATGTTGGTTTATCCGCCTGTTGAATTGCAATATCAACCCATTGTTTAATGCTTAAAGCGTATTGTGCTGTGTGATAGGCGCGTCTATTGCCACCCGCTGAGCTAATCTCTTTGAGTTTATCTCTAGGCGCCCCGAGCTTAACACCTCGAGCCTTTGCAGCTCTCAATGCATTCTTTGTGTTGATGGATATTTGGCGTCTTGTTTCTTCATTCAAGACAGCACGAATGTGCAATTCGAAAATACTTGCTTTGGGGGTCTCAGCTATGACTAAGGGTACCTTTTTTTCCAGTAGCTCAGACATCAGATGAACTGAACGCGTCAATCTACATTGCTTAGCAACCAATAGGAATTGGTCTTTTTCAAAATCTAAAAGGCTAAGCGCCTTGAGCAGCTCGGGTCTGTAATTGTGAGAGCCGCTCTCGATGTCTGTAAACTCGGCCACGATCTCAGCCCCTTCAGCACGTGCATAGGCATAGCATATTTGCTGTTGAGCTTCTAAACCTAGCCCGCTTTCGCCTTGCTTATCTGTAGACACGCGATAATAAGCTATAAATCTCATGGCCTACTCGCTTTCAGTGATTAAAAGAGCGTCAATAACTTCCCAGCCTAATTCAATAAGCCTATCGGATATATGGCGCTCGTTATCTTCAAGCCATGCATTGCATTTTTCTAAACTCCAATTTGGCTTAAGTGTTTTTACATCTTCCGCGTGCCATGTGACAGCGGCCATTGATTCAAATTGATTTGATTTCATAATTAACCTTTCATGGTTTAGTTAGTCTTTAAAAAATGCATTGCTTGCCATTGCTTTAATAATTAATGGCTCATTCTCAATTAGTTCTTTTGTGCTTCCGTATTCAACCTCGGAATCATCAATATAATTAGTTATGTACCAACTATCAGAATCACTAAAATATTGAATGCTTTTGGTAGATCTACACCATGCATTAAGCCTCAAACAAAATTCATTATATGGGCTATCATCACAGTGAGCTTTTAACTCATTAATGCTAGTAATTGCTATCATTTTATGTACCTTTCATGGTTTCGGCCAAAGTTAGCCCATAAGGGCGCTATTTAAACGCCCTTAAAGATAACTTTAGAAGCTAAGTAATAACAATAGCCAACAATAAAAGCTTATAAAGCCTAAAAGTAGCCAGATAAATTGCTTTAATAATGAAGTCATAATGTGCCTTTCGTGGTTAATTTAAACGTAATTGATGCGCGATGTTTTCGATTTCGCTATATGGAATAGAATGACAGCCCACAGTTAAAATATCATTTTCAAATCTGTTTACTGAGTAATTGCCTAAATGAATTGAATGATGATCTTTAACATATGAAACGCCTTTTTCATGCCATGATTTAATCAAGCCCCAAAATTTAATGGCATGATCTACAGGAATGCGAGCGCCTCGCGTGGTTTGAATCTCATCATTCTTAATACGTAGCGCTGTTAGTTCGAATGAATTGCGAACATCTTCACCCTTGCGCCAATTCTCGAGGGCTTCCGCTTGCTCTTTTATTCTTTCAGCCTTGCGTATCTTTTCAAGCGCCTTAGCTTCTTTATCAGCTTTAATGGCTAACTCTTGAAGATCATCAATATTGGGGCATGAATAGAAAAGGCCACGGAATAAAGCATATTTTTCTAAGTTCTTTATAATGCTAAATGCTTGCCCGCTGTATAAAGTAGCGTACTTTTTAGACCTTGAAGCCTTAACTAATAAATTGTTGGCCTTTTGTTGATTGTAATTAAGGATTAAATCTTCAAAATCACTTTGGCCTAATTCAAGTGAGCTAAGGTTCATTTTAGGCACATCTAAATAAATGCGCTTCTCAAAATGATTAGTAGCTTGTCTTGCTAAGCTTTGATGTTTTGATGTGGTGTTACTATAAGACGCTGTATTATAAATGACAGTATCATTAATGATTTGAGCTATAACAGTGTTATAACTATATAACTTGCCAAAGTGACAAGACATTGAATTAGCGTTTTTATAAACGCTAGAATCTGGATCATTAGCCCAAATATGTGATAGTTCAGAATTGCTAGAGTATTTAGTTCTCATTTTGTTTTTACCTTTCGTGGTTTTTAACGTGTTAATAAGCTAGGTTGAAAATAAAAAGCCCAATTTAATAAGACATCCTGAAAAGACATCTTAATTAAATCTTCTTTTTTAAATGATGATACGTTTAGAAGATCATTAATATAATCTTCTTTTTTGCCTGAAACATCTAAGCCTTTGAATGTCATTTTATGTACCTTTCATAGTTTATAAAATTATAGATATTAGATATCTACGCGCTAACAATAAATCAGATTTTAAAGCATGTCAATAGGTAAAATGAAAATAATTTGATAAAATGCATAAATGACTGAATCTAAATACAAAATCCCCGAACAGATTAAGCTAAAGACAGTTAAAAATCAGGATCAAAGGCGCTTTTGTGTGGTTCCTTTGAAAGCCTTTTTAAATAAAAAAGTAAGCGGTGAGAATCTAAGAGTGCTAGCCATATTGGCTAGTTATTGCAATAGAGGCGGTTATAGTTTCGTATCTTTAAAGACGATCGCTAAAGACTTAGGATGTACGCCAGCGAACATACTTAAACACTTAAGAAAGTTAGAAGCGCAAGGCATCATTGAAACACAATCTAATTATTTCCCTATGTTGAAAGGTAATACTAGACGAATTATCTACGATGAAAAGATTAAAGATGATGATTTGAAAGAGCATCAATTCACTAATGCTGATATCAGTGAGATATTAAAGACTAACAAGATAATCAATAGTTTAAATCAAGAAGTAATACCTGATAAGGTAAATCAATCAGGAATTCAGAGTGATGATGAGTTAGCTAGCTTGTTTAATACTATAACAAAAGAAAGCCAACTTATAGAAGCTGAGAAGCTATTAGCACAAGGACTAACACCTAAAGAAGTCAGAACCCGCATGGCTCTAGGTGATTGAAGCTGTCTCATAGTATAGCAAACGTTCGTTTGGCATCCTATAAAATGAATACCCCTCTTATGACATCCCTTATTTATCAAGGATTAGCATCAATATCATTCTAGGCTGTAACACTATCCGATATTCCAAAAAGCACCATATGCCCCCCGCACCACCACTAATATCGTGGGGTGTATCTCACAAATTTTTCCCACTTTTTTGAGATTTGTGTAGCATATTACACATTTTTTGCTAGACTAAATTTTAGCTATATATATATTACATACAAACTACTTTGTGTATATTATTTTGGTAGTTTTTACAAGCTATGATAACGAATGTTGTCTGGTAGATGGTATGTCTTAGCAGAAGCAAACCTTACCTTAGGATTTCCTTCATAAATATATAGACTAAATACAAACCAAATAGGATGATATCAAGAGCTTTGTAGACAATATAGATGAGCATTGTGTATAGTTCGTGCCGAAATAGAACCTAACCCGATAATAAAACAGTATTGTTAAATTATCTTACTAACCTTTTAGGGTTGTAGCTTCTCGTTTATCTAGGTGACATAGATGGCACTACGCTCTATGTTCAGTGATCTGATCCCCGATACTGTTGTTTGCTCCCATCCAGGAACAACAAATAAGAAAGATCCACCGACTTACACCACGTTTATCCCTATCTGTCAGCTACTACATTTAGGAGGGCTGGGTAATGGCCCCGTTATGATTAATATAATAGATAATGAAATATGAGTCAAGTTATTAATGATGATTGACACAGATATCTTTATGATATATATTGATTGACATGAAAATAATAAACATATTACTTCTTACTATCTTATGTGCAACACATGTGCATTCAGAAGAACTCATGTTTATGGATAGTGAAGGTAGATGGGTGAACTCACAAGGTGGCAACATCTATGGTGACTCTCGATTTAATCTCAATGCAGATCCAAGATACAATTTAAAAGCAGATCCTAGATACAATTTACAGGCAGATCCAAGATTTAATCTAAATGCAGACCCTAGATTTAATCTAAAAGCAGATCCTAATTTTAATATTAACTATGAAATGAGATATTAAAAACAATGGATGCTAAAGAGTGGATGCGTTCTATGGCTAAAGCGTTTGGCAACTATGAATACAAAGTCAAGTATCAAAATGATAAAGGTCAAGTGGAACTAAAGTCACCTGGTTATCGTGATGATCCACCAAACCTAAAAGAATATAAAGCCATTGATTGTATTTTGCCAGTATTTTTAAGAAATAAGAAACCACAGGCAAATGTGCAAGATAAAAAGAAAGTTGTTAAACAAGTAACCAAGTATAAGGAGATCGAATGAGTACCGAATTAAAACCATTCCTAGTAAGACTCACACCATCTAGTGTTGAGTTATTAGATAAAGCAGCTAAAGAACAAGAGAAACCAAAGGCTAGTATTATTAATGATGCGATTAAAGCCTATCTTTCTAAAGGCAACGATATTAATTCAAGGCTCAATAAGATAATTTAATGGTAATAGAGTTACCTTATCCACCAAGTGTCAATACATATTGGAGAGCCAATGGCAAAAGAAGATTTATTTCAAAGGAAGGTGTATTATTCAAGACAGCAGTCCAAGCCATCTGCACGCGTGACAAAGTGGGATCTTTTGGCAATGCTCGCCTTTCTGTTAATATTTATATTCATCCTAGAAGTAGGCGTATATTTGATCTCGATAATT